CCGGAAACCGGCGCCGTGATAAACGTGGTATTGATGTTGACGCTCTCGGCAGTATAGAGCCCGAGAATGTCGGGGCGGGTCTTGGACCCCAAGAAGGCTACGCGCTGGATGCCGAGATCCCAGTTCGTCTTGCGGGCCTCTTCCATTACAGTAACGACATCGACGTTGCCTTTGGCGGCCTGAGCAACTTCGATCACCGAGTAATTGAAAGCCTTATTCCAGCTGACAATCGCGATCGGCTTTGCGATGATCTCGATATCGGTCGAAGGCTTCCGGTTGTTGGGCCGGGAACTATCGACAATGCCGGACTCGAAGTCGTCGGCATTCATATAGACGGAATTGAAAACGAGGTTATTCAGCCACGCACCTTCCCCGACCACGACAGGCATAAAGTCCGAGGGGTTAACCTCGTAAAACTTCTGCTTGACGACTTGGGCTTTGATCTGGGTGAGCACCGTGATAGCATGCTCGTATCCAGACTGATCAATGGTCAGGCTGTTGAGGTGCGCCTTGACCGGCCGCGACAACTCCGCATACGTAGGAACGTTTACCGCGAACCTGTTGAACCCGCTCTTGGCTGGATCCGCGCTAAAATTATCCATCTCCACTTCTTTACCGTTTAACATTAGCTTCATGATACTTCCATCTCCTTTTTATACCAAAACTTTATTCGCTCTTGCGTCTCGGAACCTTATGCGCTGGCTTTCGAAACCCGGATCGGAACCGCAATCTCCACCCGAACGATATCGTCCGAGCTGGCATCATCGAGCAACTGCCCGATGTAATTGGCAAGGGTCGCGGCCTGAATCTGGTGACCATTGGAAGTTAATCCAACTTGATCCCCTCTCGAAAGGGATCCGCTTGATTCTAAAAAGATAACCGTACCGGGGGTTGTAACCTGCAGGACATCGTTAGCGACCCATGATCCCACCTTGGGATTGAAAAGAGCCAGACCATAGATCGGATCGGTATCAGGATCATCGACCCTCTTTACCAGAGGTACCTGCGAATAACCCGGGACCAGCATAACTGGCCGCCCGGGATAAATTGGGCGATGTGCTTCAGGGTCCACCATCACCGTCTGGGATTCGGGGCCCGCGGCACTGATCTCCGCGATCTGACCGACATTAACACTCTGAGCGAAAACGTTGAGCGGCTTCCTTATATCTACCATTTTACATTCCTCCTATAACCTTTATACTTACTACGGTATCAGTATATTACTGCCCGTCCTCTTTTGTCAATACTCTTTCGTAGCTTTGTTGATCTTCACTGATTCGGACTTTGAGATCCGCTTCTTTTCCGTCGGCACCTCAGGCACAAACTCCCGGCGCGCATTAGCAATGGAATTGAAATTGGTCTGCTCCTTTTCCTTCTTCTCCTTCTCCGCCAGATCAGATTTCTCTTTATCGGCCGGCGGTGGGTCTTCCTTTTTTGCCTTCTCCACGGCCTCGGCTTCGGACTTCATGATCGCCTCGGCCTCCTCGTCCGTCTTCCCCTCTTCCTTGAGTGCGGCCCGGCGGGTGTCATCGGCGTTCTTCTTGGCAAGAGCTTCCTCGTCCGCTTTCTTTTTTGCTTCAGCCTCATCTGCATTTTTCTTTGCCTCAGCCTCTTCCCGCGCCTTCTTCTCTTCCGGGGTCTCGGCGTTCTGCTTAGCGGCCTTGAACGCATTATACATATCAGACACCTTAACTCCTTCGAACTCGTCATCGAGGCCGACCTTGGGGGCGGCGTTCTCTTTCCCGCTCAAACCTTCAACCGCCGCCTTCTCGGCCGCTTCCTTTGAGATGCCAGCTTTAACACAGGCTTCAATGAATTGTTCCTTTGACCATTTCTTTTCCATGGCTTCGGATAGAATATCTTCAATGCTATCCGCGTTCTTCTTGACCAGAGCGGCCTTCGCCAGCTCTGCGGCCTTCCATGCGTTGATCATATCCTTCATCGGCACGTCCCCCTCGGGGGTGGTGATAATAGCTTTCTCCGGATCGATCTCGTTCTCCTTCGCGCAATTACATTCGGTCATCAACTTGCCGCACTTACTACATTTTTCCATTTCATTGCCTCCCTCGTTTTTCTTTGCTAATCTATTGATCTCATTGCTGATTAGGAACCGGACGATCTGTTCCTCATCAGCCGGGATGGTAAACTCAGACTTCATCGCATCGTAGATCGCCTCCGGAGAGGTCATCCCATCCTGAATGTGCTTGGCCATTGAATCCAGTATCTTCTTCCCTTCCTCCGGGCTGTTCTTCTTGAACATTTCTTTATGAAGCTTCCCGATCTCATCTTGAACCTGCTCCTCGGACAGCCCCTTCTCTTTAAGATCAGATATGATCTTATCCGTCGGGAGCTTGTTGGCGATCGCGGATTCAAGGTAAGATAGAACGTCAGAAGCATTCTTCTTCAGCTCCCGCCTCATCGCGTCCTCGATGTTAATTAAGTCCTGCTCAGTCGTTCCCTCCAGCGCCTTGACCACGGTGTCGTAATCGGCGGTCCCGTCCCGCAATCGCTTGAGGTTGAAAATGGAGCGGAGCAGGGATTCGCGGTCCTGATCATCTGCGTTAAGTTTCCCCTTTGGATACAGTTTATAATTAACACCGTTCATTGCGAACATTATTGCACCCGCTTCTTTGGTTGTCAATCGCTTGTCAATTGAATTCAGGAATATCCGGGCGTCGGTCTGCCGCGGGGCCCGCACGATCGCCATATGAATGTATTCACCCTTCGCTACCTCGGCATCGTAAGGGATGGCGTTGTAGACGCCCCCGGGGAGCGACTCCACGGTGTTATAAGCACAGCTGACATTAAACCCGTCCTTCTCAATTTGATCCTGTACCTCGGGATCCCAGACTATGAACTCCGCCCAGTCCCATCCGTCCTTAGCGTTGGTCCGCACTGCGGTGATCACCCCGTCGTAGTCGCCCTTCTGCACCCGCTGGTTGAAGTCATCGGGCACCGTGCCCGCCTCATGCTTGGTCTCCGCGACCACCGGGCAACCGATAAAACTGTTCTGCATGGCGTTCATGGTTTCCCGCGAGATCAGCCACTTCTCCTGCTTCCCACCCTCGCCCGGGTAGTTGGTCAGCCCCGGGGCCATAAAGCGGCATTCGTACTTCTTCGGCCGGGTCCCATGGACCACGGCGTTGACCATGGAGATGATTTTCTTTCCGAACCCCACCTTGGGGCAGTTGGTGCAGGAATTATGCTTTACCTTCTTTTTCGCTACGTATTTCATTACCAAGCCCCTATGATCGAGATGCGATCGGCACGAGTGAATTCCGACCACTTCTTATCGACCGGCGCTTTGCCCCCCGACCCGGCATAAAATAAATGGCTTCCGGGAACGTTAAGCGCTTCCTTTAGTATGCGGCCTTTTTCTTCCCGGCTCTTGGCATCCCAGTCCGCGCCGATTGAAGCATCATCATCAGGGATCTGCTTTTGGGAATTGGTCTTCAATTGCTTCTTGGTAAACTCCATGACCGCGTTCAGGATATCATCGTCCCGTTCATCAAATTTATACTTCTGCTTGACCAGCTCCCGCACGTTAGCTTCCGACAGTCCTTTCTGAAACCCTTCCCGGGCGTCCTGAGCGGCGGCGTCCAGATCGATAGCGTTATCGGAATTCTTCTTGGGAAAAAGTATTTTGTCGATTTCGGATTGGATCTTCTCGGCTTCCTTGCCCGTAGCCTTTTGCAGTCGATCCTCCAGATCCTTGAGGTGCTTTTCTTCATCGGCCGTGGCATTTGCCTTGTATTCCGCCAGCTCTTTCTCCTGCTTCTTCTTCTCGGCTTCCAGCTCCTCGGCGGTCTTGCCCAGCAGACCAGTCAGATCCTCGTGCTCTTTCACCAGCTCGTCCTTGTCCATGGGGATGGTGTCGGCGTTTCCCTTAAGCCCGAGCCCCCGGTCCCGGATCCGCTTCATCTCCTGAAGCGTCCAGCCGCCGTTCGCCTTGCCGACCATCTTGAGCGCTTCGTCAATGCTCTTGCCTTTCGATACGTAATCCCCGAACTCCGACTCGAAATCTTTCCAGTCGACCTCCCGGGTCAGATCACCCTCAGGACCGTAGCCCCCGGCGTTGACCAGCGTGCGGATCCCGTTCTTCTTTTGATATAGTGCCATATTTACCCTCCGTTCTCGTCAACTTTAAGTCCACCGTATTGATTTTCGGCCTTGGGGTTGGCCTTCTTGAATTCTTTGAGCGCTTGATCCGCACTTTCAGCGGGCCATGTGGCAATGTGATACCAGCTATGGACCACGAAAGCCAAAATGCGGTAATTCTTTATCTTGTCATTGGGTCCATATTGAACCTGCTCCGAAGCGACGTTGACCAGCGTTCCCTGAACCTTACGATATAAGCTCATAAACCACTCCTTATTTCAAATAATAAATTAGAATCGACCACACATCACTGGAAGCTATTCCTCCGGCAACCTGCCACTGATTAGTCCCACCTTGATAATTGATGATATAGTACGATGAATTGTTAGCCGTAACAGTATCTTGCCCGTTGCCGTTAATATAAATTGTTCCCACGACCCCCACGACCTTGTTGGCAGTCGTCTTGCTCCACGGGATATAGAAACCGCCGCCAAGGGCCTCGGCCGAAGTGACCACGTGATTGAGGACATCCAGAAATACCAGCTGAGTCCCCGTATCTATGCACTCCACCGTGGTGCCAGATCCTCTGGGGCCAATCGGACCAGCCTCGCCAGTAGTCCCAACACTCCCAGCCTCTCCGGTGGGTCCGATCGGACCAGCAATCCCTTGCGGCCCGTCAGCATTGATCAGTTGGAGCGATCCCGTATAGGGATTGACAACTGTCTGCGTAGCAACTGCGAACGTCGCCAAGAAAAGCAAAACAAATAAAACCAATAATTTCTTCATGTTATTGCCCGTTAAAGTATTTGTAAGTCAAAGACTCTCGGGATCCCCATGCGGTAAGATAACCCGAGCTCCCACCAGCGTACCGGGCCGAAACTTCGATGCTCCCGCCCATCTTCATGATATACCAGTCTCCGTCTGAAGTAAGATATCCGAAGTATTCCGCTGTTGAAACCTTGGTGTCAAGATCCGATAAGAAAAACCGATCGAATATCCGGCCTTCCTTGATGGTAACCGGGGATGTCGCAAAAACCGGGATCGTTATAAACAGTACAGCCATGATAGCAATAAAAGCTTTTTTCATTTATATATCACCTCATTGACATTCTACTCTGCCCGCCGATTATTTTCAACCGGCTATTGTGCCACTACACAGTCAACCGAAGTGTCTATCTTAATTGTCAAGCCATTGTCGCCCAGCACGCCCGTATCAATAACGTTTCCGATCACGGTCTCCTGATCCTTCAAGATATCCCGGCTATTATCAACAGCCCAGACGCCCGTCGCCGCTACGATCAATAACCCCACCATAATTAGATTCTTCATATCCTCACCCCTTTATTCGTCAATTATTTTCCACTCGGTCCCGATTTTATGCACCGGCTTGGTGATCGGCCGGGCAACGCACCGGCAGTTTGACACAATGACACCTGTTGATGTATAATATCCTAAATCGGTTTGGAGGTTAAAAACATGGCCATTAAAAAGATCGTTCCGAATGCCTGCGACCCGATCCGCCGCCACTCGGGCAACCGATTGCAGTTTGACCCAAAACCCATCATCGATGCGTATCTCTCCGGCGAGAGCGAACTTTCCATTTCGAAACGAACCCACCTTGAACGTATTGTAATCCGTCGGCGGCTCCTCGAAGCCGGCATATCCATTCGTAGCATTTCTGAAGCCAATACCATTCGCATGAGTCGCATGACTTTCGCCGATCGCCAAAAGTTGACTGCCGCTTCCCATCCCGCCTGCAAACACATCCCCAAAAACAAAAGACAAAAGATTCTGGCGAAAACCGCTCAAAGCCGATGTAAGATTGTTGGCGAAGGCGAGCGCGAATTGTTTGACCAGCTCAAGTCCATCAATCTGCCTGCTGATCCTCAAAAGCCCTGCGGTGTCTATAACATCGATCTCGCAGTTGGAGCCGTCGCCGTGGAACTGATTCGTTTCCCCCATGAACGTGTGGCTCGCGCCCGTTTCCCTGTGCGCTTCAAATATCTCGCTGATCATGGGTATACGCTGATCGCCATCGGCTATCGGCGCATTGGCCAGTTCCTTGGACAAATCGATGACATAGTCCGACTCATCGAGCAAACCTATCGCCTTCCATCCCCGAGTCGTAAGCACCGGATGATTCGGTGTGGCTCGAACCGTTTTGCCCGAGGCCGTAACGATCGTGGTCAAATGACCGCTATACCAACGCCGGAAACATTTCTCTACTCCGTGAACGAAATCAATCCGTGAGTCGGCCGGTAAGCAATTAAAATCCTCGCCCGGCTCCGCCTTCCGGCCGGTCGCTACATCAACCACCGGGGGATCCCCAAACTGAAAAACCCGCTTATTCAGCGCCTGATGATCAACCCGGACCTTCCTGTCCCCCACGGTCTGCCATACGTAAAAGTTGACCCCGGCGTCCTTGAAGCGCTCCCGCCGAAACTTCGACATAAACAGGCTGGTCTCCTGCCGCGCTAAAAACTGTGCCTTCCCTTTCGCGCTGACCCCGTAATCAGTCTTTAACGTGTCCATGAGCCGGGGGAAGCGATACCCGGCCATGGCGTTGGCCGCAACCTTATCCCGGAGCGTCTTGACGTGCTCCTCGGCCCAGCCCTTAATATAAAGCTTCATGTTATCGGTGTAGTCCGCTTTCAATCGTTCCCGCATCCCGTGGGTCAGCGTATATGGCACACCGATTGCTTTCATGGCGTTGATCGTTTGGCTCTGCAGTCCCGCGATCACCCGGTCGATCCCGTGGCTGAGATCAAGCTCCTCAACGGCAGGATCGATCCGCGATTCAATGTTCCCCAGCTCGTTGGTAAGTCCCGCGTGGATCTTCTCCGAGCGGTCCTGCGAGGCCCGGACCGCGACTTTCAGATTATCGGTCAGCTTCCCCGGACCCATCCGAAATACTTTCTTGATGGGATCCCACACGCCCCCCATCTTCCGGATCGCCTTGCTTGACCGGGAATCGAACGTTCCCGCGAAGCTTTGACCGTCGTACGTTATCACCCCGTCCTGAATTTTTCTCATCAGCGGCATCTCGTCCTCCGGGGGATCCGCGGCCGACAACTTTACCGGCGCCTCCGGCAGGTGCTTGTTTATTACGTCGAGCAAGGGCTTGTAAATAAGCCCATAGAAAAACTCCTCGATTAGCCGTGATATGACCTCCCCGTACTGTTCCCTGAATTGGATCGTTGGTATCATTATCCCCCCTAATTCAAACTGAAGGTAACGTAATATACTATGATCGGCGGCGTACCGCCGCAGAGTTCATTCCAAACCGGAGATCCGAATTGAGAAAAATCGATGTCGATACCAATGTCCCAGCTATTCTTTGGCTGCATTGGGCTTCTTGTCCTTCCCGTTCTCATCTTTCCCATCATCTTGGACCTGCGCCTGCTTGTTGGGATAGTCATCCGTCAATCCTTGTTCGGCGGCAGTCTTCTCGATCGTGAGCAACCCTTCCTTGCGCTGTGCATCCATCGATTCCTTGGCGGTCATCAACTGGCGATCGTAAAGGTTCAAGACCATGGTCTGCTTTTTGACCTTCAGATCCTCTTCCTCGCCCTGCTTCATGATGCGGAGCGATTTGTATTTGAAACTGGTTTCCGGCTGGTAACCAAAAAGCTTAATACAGGCCATCGTTATTACCTTGGCGATCAAGGGTCTCATGCGGCTCCGGATATCTGATTCGATCATGGCATTGTAATTCTCGATATCATCTTCCCCGCTATTAAACCCCGTGGCTGATACCCCGAAAAGCTTGGTGACCGGCATCCGGAGCGTGGCCGCGATCCCGATGCGGATCTCCCTGATGATCTCCGCCAGCCCGGAAAATGTTAACTGCTTCTGATCGTACTCGTCGTTTTTATCGAGTATCAAAGCATTGAGGTAAGACTTCAGGGAATTGGTGAGCCCGATGGCGGTGGCCATTTTCTGCTGTCCCCCCGGCCGGGCCAGCGAGGACGTATATCCGTTGATCCGATAGACATCCATCTTGGCTTCATCGATGAGCTCGAATATCATATCCTGAGCTTTAATATACTGATTAATATCCCGTACCATCTTCTCAACCTCGGACACTCCCCATCCCATAAACAACCTGTAGGCCAAGCTCGGCGCCCGGTCTCCCATTACAGCGATCACCCGGGAACGGTGGACCGGCTTCGTATAATAAAAAAACATATCGCCGGCGGGGTAGATCATGTTTTGCAATTGCTTCTCATCATTCTTATTGGGCATTGACAGTTCCCATCGATCGGCGTCTTCAAACGCCAGCGGCGAGTTCTCATCCATCGATTTAAGGTCCAGCCGCGTCGAACTGTCCTGCCCGTTGTTAATGATCAGCCCGGCACCCCCAAAAAGCCTGCCCCATTTCATCACGGTCTTGATCCGCTCCCAGACACCTCTCTCTTCGAGGTAATTAGTCAGCGCCTGAATATCATCGACATCGAGCTCCGGCGATTCGATATCAACCCCGCCCCGGACCGCGTCGTCCACTGGCTGATCGATGGCGGTTTTTATAATCCCGTTCTCCATGTAAAGATAGGTAAGAGTCTGGCGCTCAAAAGTCAGCGGATGCATTCGAAGATTTATTTCCAATGTATCTGTCTGATTGATTTGCGGGGAGAGCGCGCCAAGATCTGTCACCAATCCTTCAAGACCATTCAGCATCAAATTAGTTTTCTTATCCCGTGCGTTTGCCCTGATGAATTTTACGGCCTGTTGTAATAACCTCGCGTCCTTGGGTGCGATCTTTGTTTTCATTCCAGCTCCTTATATCATACGCTGAATTATATAACGGTTATAAAACATCCGCAAGGCTTAAAGCCCCTTCCGATAATTCGGTGAGCGCCCACGTCAATGCATCGAGTCGATTCGGCGATGCCTCTCCAAGTTCCCCGGTGTAAGTGCAAAGCTCATCTTCGAGCTCCACGAATTCCTGCGTATGATAAACCTGCCCCCGCTCATACATTGCCGATATTGGTTCTGCCCGGACGATCTTTCCCCGGGAAGCCTGCACCAGCTTGACGTTGACGTTACGGCGCCCCATATCGGTGATCGTAGATTCAACCATATCCCCGCCGAAGTTCTTCTCCGCGGCAATACAATCGGCCGTAAAGTTCTCGTACCCTCTTACCACTTCATCCCCCCATTCCTTGGGAGTACCGTTCAACGTATAGTCCCCCAGAATGTAATAATCCTTATCATCCCGGCCAGCGATCACGATGCCCACAGCATCGCCCCGGGTGGACCCCGTGGGATCCACTCCGACCACTACCCGCTGGAGCTTTTCAATTGGCACCTTCTTATAATGGATCCATTTGCGTTGCCAGAGCGCCCCTTCCTCGACACCGTACTGCCCCAGCAGGAAACGCTTGCGCTTCATGGCACTCATGGTCATGAGGTTCTTTTTGATATATTCCGGTGACAGGTTTGGATTGTCGGCCGGGTTCATCAACAGGCTGGCAAAATCATCTCTCGGAAGCGGTTCACCTTTTGGCAGTTTATGCTCCTCGAACATCTTATAAAGCCAATGCCCCATCCCCGGGGGGTTGTAATCGATCAGCACCCGCAAGGGAACGCCCTTGGGTGGATTCCCCCGGGTCCGGGCGGTTTCGTAGGAATCGAAGGGCAACCGCGAAGCCTCGGGGAAGTGCAGGGTGGCATACTCTTGCCCTAATATCTTATCGGCCCGTTCCTTGTCATCCAGCCCCCCGACCCAGACCTGTGATCCCCGGGGGCCTTCGTAAAACCAGTCCGACTTGTTCGGCCGGAACGCCCCCTTAAGATCCATGATCTGGTCTATCTTCGGCATGGAGTCGTACCAGATAGCTCTCTTAACATCGGCGAACCTGAACATGGTGATGAGGTGCTTGGTCCCGGGGTACTTGAGAGCCCGGATGATAATGGTTTTAAGATTGATCAGCGTCTTACCCGAGCGGCTTCCGCCCTTGAGCCCGGTCGTGGTGTTAGTTGCGATCAGCCTGAGAGCCTGCTCTTGCTTGGGGGTGTTAACAAAAACCATGTCACAGCTGGGCTTCTACGGGTGAGATAGTCAGCTGTACCATGGTGTCCGGCGCGGCTCCGATCGGCTGGACCGGCTTCCCCTCGATCCGGCTGAGGATCGATTCCCGGGCCTGCGTGCGCTCTGTAGCGGAATTGGTGGAGCTTACGGCATCGTGGATGGCCTTCATGATCAGAACATCATGAGCGACCTTTTTGGACTTCTTTATCCGCCCGTCCGGTCCCTTCTCCTCCACATCGATCTTGGATTTCAGGAAACGATTGAACCGGGTCGAGGCCCGCTCGTAGCCCTTGGGAAGCCCGGCCGGATTGCCTGACTCCCCCTTCTGCCACGGCGGCCGAAGCCCTTTAGATTTTGGCTTATAATTTGTCATATGTATCGGTGCTCTATCGGTGCTTTCATAAGTTATCCACAGGTCACTTCCATGTTATCCCCAACCGCAGGTCGTTGAATCCTTCCACGCCTGCCGGGATCCCGGAGTCGTTGCCTTCGATGTACCCCCGACCCCCGAGGCTGTAGGTGGCCCAGAGCGGCCCCACCTCTACCCCGAGGTTCCAAGCGGCTTCCACTGAGTGGTGGTTGAGGTGGAAGGCGTCCGATCGGGGAGCGGTGTAGACCAAGGCGGCTTCGAACTCTGATAGGTAGTAGCACTTGGTTCCCAGTATATACCCGGCCAGCTTTTGCTGGTTGAGCTCCAGCTTCGGGATACGGTATTCGAAGCTCCCGTTGATGTCCTTGTGCTGTTCGAGGTAGAGATAGGAATCGGCCATCACCGGCGCGGCCAGCAGTAAGATCAAGAGCCCGATCATTTTCTTCATTCAGAATCGCCTCCCCCATAATGTTATCATGAACGGCGGGATCTGCCCAGCCATTAAAAGATTGTGGTCCATCGAATACTTCAGCGCGTAACCCTCAGCCGCCAAAACCGCCAGCATCTCGGCTTTCCTTTGAATCCCGTTTTCCATCTTTGCCCAGCGATCACTTAACGCTGTTACGGCCGCAATGGTCCCCACCTTTACCGTAGCGGGATCCCCTTTTTCAATAAAGTCCTTAATGACCGGGTTCGTCTCCGCCATTACCTTCCAAGTATTGTCCCGAGGTACGAAGTCCTTGGCCGCCTTCAACCCCCGGAGGGTTTGATCGATATCATCGGTCAGCATCTTGGCGATTTGAGCCATTCTCTCTTGGTCTTCGTAATCCATATGACCTTCTATTCCCGGCTCTTTTATCGCCAGTCGATCGGAAACCTCTTTATATATCCCGTTCACTTTTGTAAATAGAGCCATTGCTACCACCAAAAATATCAGTTTCCGGATTATTGATCTATGGCAACGCAACCGATACCGTATATGCTATCATCACTCCCTCAAACGTTAAGGCCGCATTCCCGTTATTACGAAAGCAAATCCAATAATAATTATTCGCATTGTTTATTGTGGCACTATTGATAGACGAATCCGTGATCGTCTGCTCGCCAGCCGTAGAAGTATTGGCCGCGGCCATTACGGTCCCGGCTTCACCACTCCCCGAAACCAATGCCTTCACCGTTAATACAAAATTCAGCAATGAATTCGCCGCAAGGTTCCCCTTTGCTGTTACGCTTACAACAACAGCCCCATGGGGAAGATTTACCGGGGCATTAAGATAATCCCCGGCATTCTGAACCAAAGTGCCATTCCCATAGTTCCTTACTCCATTCCCGCTTGTAAAAAATGCAACCGACGGAATCGATAAATATCTGGTAATCGGAGTGGTGAAGTTCAATCCAGTGAAGGTAGGGCTGGCCGCTGTGTCAATGTTCTGCGGTAAGGATAAAGCAGGGTTGCCGGAAACCCCGTCCCCATTGGCTACCGTTATTTGATTGGCAGTGCCCGTGATAGTTCTTTTGGCAAAGCTTGAAGCTCCGGTCTGGCACACCACTCCGGTTCCCGATCCCATCCCCGCCATCCCGGCCAGAATCGCGGCATACGCCTGCACGTTAACTCCGATCGCCAATCCCAAAGCAGTCCTCGCCGCCGAAGCGCTTGTAGATCCCGTTCCTCCCTGTGCGATCGCCAGAGCATTAGTCAGGGTCAACCCCGCGAATAAGGGCGTGTTCCCGGTCCCCAACCCCAAGGCGGTTGCCGCCAAAGCCGCAGTCGTCTGCCCTGTCCCTCCGTGAGCAATCGGCAACGTCCCCGAAACGTTAGCCGTCAAACTGCAGTAGGTTGTGGAAGCTGACCCCGTTCCCCCATTGGCGATCGGCAGGATATATTTCGCCCATTTGGTTACATCAGTCAGCGCGTTTCCGGTATTATCATTGGCCAGCGAAACGTAAAGATCGATCACCCCGGTTGCCGTCCCGGTCTTCTTTATTATGCTATTGATATAATAGGTGGTGGTAGAATCGTATTCGGGCACCCCTTCTTGGAAGAGGTACGACAGCTGTCGTGTGATCAGAAAATAAAGCCCGTTGATATCTTCGAGGGCAGGGATCTTCTTATTGTTCGCACTCACAATTGAATTCAATCCCCCAAGATAAAGCGGTAGCGCCTGCAAGGTCACAGGGTTCGTGGTGAAGTTCTGCGCTCCGTTCCTCAATGATCCAATCTGCTCGATCTCGCCAACCGCCGCCGTCGATCCGAATACTTTTTGAATTGCCCGTGTTAATTTTGCCATGACACCCTCCTAAAAAATCATCAAGTAAGTTCCGCCATAATATGCCGTATAGGTCGTAATAACCGCCGTCAATCCCCCCGACGGTCCCGGCAATGGCGTCCCTAAGGTTATCACATCACCATCAAAACTTCCACCCACATAGTAATTCGTTCCTACATGACCGGGATCTGACGCCAGCCATACTCCCGTAACCCCGGCAACCCCATAGACCGGAACGACTTCGGTACTTGAAATCGAAGTATCCGCCTCATCGGTGATCAGCGCATTAAGTGGCGTAAACCCATATCCCCATATATCTGCATCGGCCGATCCCCCGAAACTGAATCCGAAATCCCCATTGTCATTGGTTACCCCTTCGATAATGATGGCCACGCTTAGAGGCCGGGGCAGGGAATCGGTCTGTTCGGCGAAATTCATAATAGACGCGTGGAAAGCAGAGAATTGATAGGTCATGCTCATATCGCCATTGTTAACAACGTTGACTGTATTGCCGAAAAACTGCCACATATAGTCGTCGATGCTCTTCATGGAATTATCGGTTGAGTTTTTAATAGCCTTCATCTTGATCAGGAACCGGAGATCAGAATCCGATAGATCACTTGAATCTTCAGTCTTCCGCAATGCCCCCACATACCTCCCCAAGATATCAAGCTGTATCCCGATCGCCGTCTGATAGTCAAAACAGTCACGGACAGCCTTCCAGACCATATCGGACAATGTTTCACGTGAAACGTCCCCGATCGTATCCATGGCCCGGGGGAGATCATGGTACTGCATAATCAGCAGGTTCTGATAATAGTCGACTAAGTTGTCGATCTCAGCCATTGTTTATACCTCAGGTAATCGCGATATCCACAGCCGCCACAGTAAACTTTGTTTGTGGGTTGGCCGGGGTTTTTATCTCGGTCCAGCGCGCCACGGTGTGGAGTGATATCAAAACTGCTGTCGGAGTAAATAAAGGCACGATCGTTGCCAGCGCCTCTACAATATCTTGGCTCGTGGCCTTCTCGTAAAGACTGTAAGACAGTGCCGCCGCCAGAGCGGCCTGCACCGTAGCCGCGGTATAGCTTGCCCCGACCTTTTTAGCGGTAAGTGTAAATTTAATATCCAATGCCTGATAAATGGGCCGGTTGAACTTGATATCAAACCAATCCCCGGTCGGCTGTTGTATCGGCTCTGTAACATCGCTGGTCCCACTTAAGAACATCCCCCCATACCCAAGGTTGGCATACATCGAAGCCGCGATGTCGGCATTCGATCCTCCCTCCACTATGGCCCACATCGTATGAGAAGGGATGGTGAGCCCAGCAAAGCTGGTATCATTAGAGCTCGTATAATTATCATAAACATAGGCGTCCGTAACCGAAGTCGTATTTAGCAGGTCCGATCTCATGGCATCTACTGAATTCCGGGAGCCTGTGGCCAGCGATACCTGCCGCCGAAGCCGGAGATCCGCGTCCGATTCCTCGTTCGCTCCGATCGAATCCGCAGGGTCCGGATTGTTAACTACCGTAACCCCGATCACGATCGTTACCTGCGTAGTAATGGTATTGACCGCGACATCAACTGCTCCGACATCGACCGCCTGAAAATCAAGTGCCACATCTGATTCCGCGCCCCCGAAGGCGTGCGTAGTTATCAGCTGGAATTTATTTCCCGAAGTATCGGCTACCGTAAATACCGGCTCGACCTCTTGGTCCATCCCATAAAGCGTTAATGCCCGATCCGTAGTTATCTCAACCGGGGCGATCGTGTATGTTCCTCCGATCCGCTGGATCCCGTTGAGAGCTACCCGGGCGTCCAGCGCCGCGCCCTCAGCCACATCGGGGTCGAATGAATTATAAACCTGCGTGATAAGATCAAGCAGGTCGGCTTTAAGTTGGGCGAAAATTCCGATCATTTGCCCGTCCGGGCTGTTTGAATCGAGATTGATATCCGAACCGTAGATCGATTGAAACGCGGTCTGCAGGTCCGTTATGATCTCATCGAGCCCTTGGGTTATAAGCCCTGCCGCCGTAACTTCATTAACTACCATGCTTCATCTCCTATGGCAACCCGCCATGGGTTACCCACGACTTCAAGATATCCCCCACATTTATTCCCGCCAAAAAAGATACCAGCAATATCAACCCCATCCCGATCATCCACTTATTGTCGATTGATTTCATAGTCTTGTCAAACTTCTCAGCCATCCCGTTCGCCAAATTCTCGAGCCGGGTAATAGAATCGCAGAGATTTTTGATCTGCTCTCCATGCACCTTCCCCACCTGACAGCCCTCCCGTTCAATCCCGATTATTCGATCCCTTATTTCTTCGTTTTCCATTTCATGTTCCTATCGCCAATTGCAGTGAATTCTGGATGTTACGCCCGTAAATCGTATCCACGGAAAAACTCACGTTCGCCGTCCGGCCGGTAACATCCACCGCGATATTATAAACCCGCAATACTCCGGCAGTCCGGAAAGCAACGGCCTTGATCGCGTTGATCAGCTGGGGGCGTTTACTATACTCCAGCAGGTTCATCCAGTCGACATGGGCCCCTTGATCAAAAAAACAGTCTCCTATCCACGACAATATGCGGGTTTTGAGGTTTAGCATGAGCGCCTGCAGGTCGGTTGCGTAAGCCTGCGTTCCATTACCAAAGTTCCAGTCATTGTTAGTATCTACAGATCTAAATCGCATATAGATATTATATCACTTGAAACCTAATTATCCAGCAATGAAATCTTTCTTTTAAGATCGGCTATGATGTTCTCAATCTCTCCCCGTCCCAATTTTAGCACAAAGTTTCCCGCCACAACCAGATCGTTAACGATCTCCTTTCCATACTTTTCCATGAGCCGCATGGCATAAACCGTTAAATTCCCATGAAGCCACTTATTACAGCGGGCACACTGGCAATTAACATTCCTCTCGTCAAAGTCGAGGGAATTCTTATGAACGAAATGCCCGGCCTGCTGTTGCTTCCAATCGCGTCGATCGCCACAGGTAAAACAAATCCCCCTATCCCGACGGCGCACAAATTCAGACATCAGTACCCACGCCGCGTTCCGCAACCCCTTGATCGACCGCTGTTTCATTCCATCAACCCCTTTAATAGATTGTCCCATGCTCCTAAGTTTGCCTTGATATCATATCGTCTGCGGGCCCAGCGATTGGCTTTTTCGGCCAGAGCCGCCCGGCGGTCAGCATCCAGAATTAAATCCTCAAGCGCCCGGTACCAGTTGGAAAAATTATCATTGACCAGTGCGGCATACGATCGGTCGGCCTGATAAGGTTCAAGATCGGTCCCGACCATCGGTACTCCGCTCATCGCATATTCCATGAACTTACAATTGCTCTTTGAACGGTTAAAATCATTCTTCAAAATTGGCGCAATACCAATATCCAGTAATTGGATAATGTTCCCCATAAGGTGCGGATGGGTTCCCCCGATATGGACCCGGCGCTCCATCGGCACGCCTTCAAACGCATCTTCGTATGGTTGCTTCTCGATTCCTTGATAATTTAGCGTAACCAGACTGAGCTTGGGGTGCTTTCCAATAAGCTCCCGTATCGCCGGTGTCGCGACCCTGAGATCATGGAAGTGCGTAGAACTTCCCGCCCACCCCAGATAAACACGATCATTCCGGAATTGGGTTTTTATCCGGGAATCGTAATCTTCGGCGCGAATACAATTAGGCAAGACAACGATCGGCGTACGATATCTCTCCGAGTACATCTTCTTTAGGTAATCCGTAGATACCGTGACCGTATCGCAAGCCTTACAAAGCTCATCCTGATCGATCAGGTACCGACTGTTTTCAATGTTACGCTTTTGGGGATGGTGCGCCGGGAGCCCATGCATAAAATCATCCGTATCATAAAGCACCTTCTTCCCCAGCGTCCGGGCGCGTTTTGATTCCGCGATGATATTGCGATCGGTGACCCGCTGAAAATAAATGATGTCAGCCCAGTCGATATCGTCTTGATTCCCGAATAAATTCCCCATGCGGATATCATATTCCGGCCGCTTAGCCAGCTCCATAAAGGGCGCAAAGGCCCGGTAATAGGCAACGTTGAAAACCCCGATATAGATCATAACTCGGATAGCTCGGTCCCGGCGCCGGACCTTCAAGGAATCAGCGTAGTCCTGCCAGTCGTTTTGAAAGTTAACCCCCGTATGCTTCTTAAGATAGATCCGATCTAAATACGCGTTCGACATCTATATACCACCCTCCATGATTCGTCGCCATAATGCAACGGCGACAGTCCGACCATTTCAAAACCCGAAAAGTATTTCTTAAACCACAACTCAAGGATATCCTGACTCGGGCACCACGCCTGCGTCTCGGCTGTGGTATGCCCCGGCACAGAATCGTAGCGCTCGCATATCAGCCCCGTGCGCCTATTGAGGGGTAGTTCGAATATGGCCTCATGCCACGTGCAGGCGGCGATCTGCTGGATAAGGTGCTCCTTATCCATTACCCGATGCAGGATCGACAGGCATAACGTATAATCGAACATCCCGAGATCCGTTAGATCAAAGGTGTTAAGGTCTCCCAATACCACCTTATTCCCATTCTGCCGCGCCTGTTCCAAAAACCACCAGCTGGTATCCACCCCCACCACCTCTTTGACCTTCCCGCGCTCCAGCAAAAACTTGCCCATTAACCCTTCGGCACAACCGAGATCCAGCACCCGCCCCCTGATCTGATCCACCGGCAACCCGGCAAACTTACGGGCTGATAGGTCTGGCCGCTGATACGACCCCATCTGACAGATCAAATCCCGGCCGTTCTCAACGGTATAATAAAAATCGTCGGGGGCTTCAAATCTCCCCAAGCATTTTACATAAAAGCTCCACGTCCGGTGATGCCTTGAAGTTACCTCCGGCGCCTGCAAAAGCCTGAAATCAAACAACCTAAGCCATCGCTCGTAGCTTGGCACAATGTTAAAAAGTAAATACGGCCGCCCGGTGATCCCGGAAATGAGCTGTCGGATATCGCGGTAATTCAGATGCACTCCGTTAATGATCATCCCGTTCGTATTTTTAAGCATATCCCGTAAGCCATTGGCGGCTTCCTGCCGGGATTCATTTGAACTCCACTCCGGGAAGTCGACTGGCGTTCCGTATTTCCGTATCAGCGGGATATAAACAGCGTCAGTCTCAAAAAACGGGATTCCCAGCGCGAGCGAAAGCTGTTGAGCCGCCCATGACTTCCCGGAACTATACGGCCCCGCAATATAAATATCCTTCATCGACGCCCCGCGATCAAAACATTAAGCCATGATTGCTTATTCTTCATCAGGCCAAGCCGCTCAGAAGTGATCTCACATGGGAATTCGTACTCCGACATTTTCTCGCTGGCATCTTTAAATAAGACATCGAGCCCTTGTCTGGTGTAACGAAAGTAATCGTAGGGGTATCCATGGACCGGGAACGTCTGGTGGGTCTGAATAAAAAATATGCCTCCGGGCTTCAATGTTTTTAATATCTCGCCGGCAACGATCCACGGCCGCTCAAGGTGCTCGAATACCGACGCCGCCATGATAACATCATACGAAGCTTCTCCGAAAACCTTGCTGAGCTCGTGGGCATCGGCCAGCACATCCACATCTTCGCCCGCCATGAAATCTGTCATCACATACTTCCCGGCCCCGGGGTACCAGTCTTTATGATGGGTTGGGTTCTGCCCCCAACGGCGGGTCCCGATCTCCATTACCGAGTAATCTTTCATGTCCTTAAGTTGATCAATAAGCCATTGTTGACATTGCGACATTTTAGGAAACCCTCACGTTCTTAAAATTCAGGGTCATATCCAGATCTATTATAACATCGACGCTCCGCCTGATTACTTCTCTATTTTTAAGATAACAGATATCACATTCGATGCGCTCCGCTTCCCTGAGAATCTCATCCATGGGCACTCCGGGAAACGCATTTGCGATCTCCTTGGGATCCGCCATGCGCTTGGTTAAAGCAAAAAGCAATTCAGCTTCTTTGACAGACCAGTGCCGCTTCGGTGATTTTCCCTGTACGATCCCCAGCTTCTTGGCCCGGAGCCAGATAGCCTGCTTCTTGCGCCCGAACATTTTCTCGATCTCCTCAGTGCCTGTCTTGCCATATGCCTGCCGCAGTTTATCATCTTCCTCTGGTTTCCATCCGATCATCGTGCTACCTCCTTTAATCTTAGTACCTCGACCCGGCGCACCCCGATTCCCGGTGATCCCAGCGGGTAAAGTAAATCAATGCGGTGCCCGACCTTCTTTGCTGTCCGATCCCTGCAGGTCCAGATCACGGCCCCGGAAATCGCCGGTATCATGACCTTGGCACCGAAGGGTAAAAAATTGCACGCCGCCCAGTGCCCCGTAGGACGCCCGGCGATCGCCACGCGACCTCCAGCTCCGATGTCGGGCTCACTATCGCACTCCGCTGATATAGCGTGGAAAACCGTGATCTCGCGGGTACCAAGTGAAACCCACTCGGCCCGCACAACTTCATATGCCATGATTGATTTAACACCGGAAAATATAATAAAGAGGAAAAATATCAATATCAAAAATAACGAAACCACATAAAAAACCGAAGTCATCCAGTCGTCGCCAGCCACCTTCCCCAGTAGCTCCTTGAGATCCATACATCCCCCCTTTTCCGGCTATCTTATCAATCCCGCATTATTTGTCAAGCCCGATCATTCCTTCCCCTCCAACGCCTTAACGAAATCATCAATGGCACGATGATAATGCCTGAAGGTATTCCCCGCATTATTTTCTTCTTTCAGCTGCTTCCCTATCTCTACTGGGTCTATTTGGGGGAGATAGTAATGAGTTTCATCTTCAAATTCAGTTCCACATTGTTTTTCAACCCTAATCCACCTATCCAAGTCCTCAACCCTTACCAGCTTATTTGTAGTCTCACTTGATACCGCCCAGCCTTTTGTGGGTCTCATTGGGCTATCCCCTTCCGGGTCAGATTGATCCGCGCAGGGATCTCTTCCAGTAGATCATCGTCATGGCTCACGATAAAGATCCGATCAAACTGGCCGGTCAACGATCCCAGCAGTGCCAGCACCCGTTCGCTGTTCTCCCCATCCAAGGCATCGGCCACTTCGTCAATTATCAGCGTCTTGAGTCGGGATCCACCCTTCCGCGCCTGCCAAATTGCCAGGGTCAGACGCACTGCCAGCTTAATCAGCTTCTGCTCACCGCCGCTCAAGTCCTCAATCTTGCGCTCCATCCCGTCCATCGTGATGATGATGTCAAGGCTCTCGGCCATGTCGCCTGACTTGAGCTCCTTCTGGGTTTCGAATCGGACCGCCATGCGCCCGTCCGTGGCTTTGCCTAAGAGCTCCCCGGCTATATCTTCCAGCTCCGGCCGGGCCTGCTCGATCAGGATCGGCTGGATCCCGGATCGGCCGAACGCCTGCTCGATCTGGTGATAGTCACTGGCTTCGATAATAAGTTGATCGATCTTCTCTTTGAGGGCGTTCGCCTCCGCGGCGGCCTTCTCCATCCCCGAGATCCGCTCCCGAAGCGCGCCGATCTCCGAAGTCAGCGTGGAAATCATTCTATCGGTTGCGGCCAGATCAAGCTTGTCCTGTTCCAGCGACATCTTGGCGACATCGCTCACCGACATTGCCGCCATATTGGCTTCCGCAGTAACCTTCACCCGTTCAACCTTCTTGGCCTCCAGCTCCGCCGCCTTGGCCTTGCCGGAAACGATCAACTCAGACAACCGTCCCTGCGCCTCCCGGAGCCGGGGCGCGTCGGCGGCCAGCTTCTTGAGCCTTTCAATATCGGCATTGCACCGTGCGAGAGTGGATTTGTTCGCGGATACATCGTGTAGTTCCAGCGGAGAAAATTTGCAAACCAAGTCTTTAACCTTCTGTTCGGCCTCGTCCATTGCCCGCTGGGCCTCCGGCATTTCGTTCACAGCCTTAACTGCGCTGGCAACCAGCACACACCGCTCACAGCATTCTTGGTTCGGGGTTTTATCCAATAGCGAAGCCTGCTCAAATAGCCTCTTCATGGCGGCACGCTTGTTCTCGTAGTCAACTGTGGCGGCCCGGTGATCAGATTGCTGTTTCTCGTGGGCCAGTCTCCGCTCGTTATTTTCTCTCTCCTGCGCCTGAATTGCCGCCTGTATCGCTTCCCGTTCTATCAGATCATCGGCCAAGTCCTTCTCGGCCTGCTCAATCTCCGGCGCCCGATCAATTATCTCTTTTACGCTTACGTACCTCGCCCGCTCCCCCACAAGATCGCCTTCACCCCATTCAATCTCCCGATCGAGCTGTTGCACCCGGGCGTCCAGCCCGCGCCACTTCTCCAAGGCAACCTCCCCCGACCGCACCTCGGCCTCCAGCTGGGCTACACGGGCCTGTAATTCGGCCTGCCGGACAGAATACCCCTCTCCGGCACCAAACGCCGCTGTGAGCTCCTCCTGCGCCGCTGGGAGCCCGCTGGACCGCTCCTTAATCCCCACGAGTGCCCTCTCTTGCAGTCCCAGATCGATCTCCAATCCCCGGGCCTTATCCTTGGCCGCCGATGAGATCAGATCAAACCTTCCCAGCCCCAGCAACTGCGCGAATACCGCCTTCCGTTCGGCCGGCCGCGCACTGCAGAGATCCCCGGCGTTTCCTTGAGAGCTGAACACTGATGCCATAAAGAGGTCTTGCGGGCCCAAGAGGTTAACCACCGCCTGCTCGAAATCAGTCACTTTAGGCCCGGCGATCCGATCAGCATGACATTCCACTGTCATTTGAGCTTTATCCCCATCCACTATGTCGGCTTTAATTTGATGGAGATGCGCCTCCGCTGATGACGATTTCCCCGTTCGCTTCAATACCCTTGCGGCATGATAGCATTGCCCATTCATCTCAAATCGAACACTCATCATCGCCATGCCTTCAAACCCCTGCGTCATGCGATCGTAAAGCGACCCCGGCCGGGAAGGGAAGGATCCGTACAGGCAGGCCACTACGGCTTCGATTAGGAATGACTTTCCCGAACCATTGGTCCCGGTGATGGCGATGATCGGGTCGTTGAATTCAAAAGTGGCGTCACGGTGCGGTCCGATGTTCTGCAGATGAATGCTATTGATTTTCATGCTTCCCCCCTTCGGTTATTTTACCTTACTATAAACCTTATCGCCAATCTTAATTTTATCCACTCCGTAGTGTTCGGAAATCTCATCCAGCGGCAATTCAAAAGTGACGTATGCCTTCATCGCTCCGCCATGATAAGTTACCAGCGGATAATCTTTCCCTCTTTTTTTCAACCAGAATTCCATCTCCTCTGAGGTTATCATTTTATTGCCTCTGACAGTACCCGCGCCCGCTCCCGGATCCGCGCCCGGTCCGCGTCCAGTAACCCGCGGCTAACCAGATAGGAATCCAGCATATCGAGATCGCTTCGCCCGGCCTCTACTCCTTCGACCAACCGGACCGGCGCGATACGATCGGGCACGATCTCGATGGTAAGGTTGGGGATCTTGAGTAAATCGTCCATGTTGTCAGGCTTTTTATTCAACCTAAATTTCATATACGAACCACGATCCGTCTCTAATTTAATCATATGCTCGTCTAATTCTTTTACCGGGGAACGTTCTTCTTCTTTTTCAAAGTTCTTAATATCATCAGTTGTAAAATCGCATAGAATATATTCGGGCGCCTGAATGTCCACAAACTCGTGCATTCGTTGACAAGTATCAACAATCATGAATCCCTGCGGATTGCCTTCCTCGCCGAAGTCGCCCTGCGACAGAGCGCCTACGTAGCATACCTTATCCCCAGACTTATCCCCAAACCACTGCCGCTTGTGGATATGGCCCAAAACGATCAAGTCGGCCCTGAGCCCCATGAGCTGGGCCGGATCCACCTCGAACTCCGAACCCACGATCTGAATCCCTGAATTCAGCTGGGCGCCTCGGACCGTGAGGTGGCCGACAACCAGCTTGAATTTGTTGGGCTTCAGCTCAAACGCCTTCTTAATGCAGAGTAACCAGCGCTTCAATTCCTCGGCCCGGCTTCCGGTGTCCGCAACCCAAGGAATGTAGGCAATGGTAACATCGGCAAAGTCGTCTACCAGCCCGAACTCATCCTTCACCTGAACCCCGGCGTCCTTGAGGGGCTCCAGCGCCGAAAGCTGATCCCCGGTGGCCAACTCATGATTGCCTTGGACTGCAACGATGTCCGCAAACTGACCACTTTCCTCCCGATCCTCTTTCAATCGGTTGATGCCTTCCATGAACGCCCGGTATACGGTCCCCGTGCTCGCCTCTCTGCCACCGATCTGCCGGGTATCGAATATGTCCCCGGCCAGCACGATAACGTCAACCTTGGCCTCGATCATCTTATCGACAGCGCTCTCCCACGCCTTGATTTTATCCTGAAGATTCTTCCCTCGAAAGTGGAGATCCGCACAGATAGCTATTTTCATATTCCCCCCTTGTATTTTTTATATTTAATAATATGGAATATCGTGTCTGGGCTTTTGTATCCTAATATCCTCATTACCTGACGATAACTAAATCCCTTTCCCACTAAAATCTTGGCCGCACGTTGCCGCAAGTAAACAAAAGAATTGCGAGGGATTAAAACAATTCTCCCCTTACCCTTACAAATCGGGCAGATGATATCGCTGTCAGTGGCCTTCATGCCTGCTCCCTCCTTCGTTTCTGCTTAAATTGTGCCATACCGTCTTTCTTTGTCAAGCGGTTCCTGCGATTGCTTTCGCCGATCTTTCTTTTATGATCTTCCGTTAACTTAAATCCGCTTCTCTTGGGCAAAGGGCAAATATACCCCGGCAAGGTTGCCTCAAACTTCATATGCTCACCGTGCGAGCTGAATAACATGAGATTTTCTATCCGATTATCATTTCGGATCCCATTTATATGGTGGCAAACCTCCGTGGGTAAAAGCACCCGCCCCAGATGGGCCTCCATGACCAAACGATGCTCAAGGACATAACCATGCCGATCGGCGTAAGGATGGTTGGGTAAAAGAATCCGAATATATCCTCGGGCGCACATTTGCCTGCCGCCATTCCATCGTGGATGATTTTCTCTCGCTTGAATCCCCCGGTGAGATTCGCTCAAGCGCTTTCGGTGTTCTGCCGTAAATTTTATTCCCTGCCTTGCCTTACTAATCTTTTTCTTGGTTTCTTCTGTGAGGTTCATTTCAAAAAAATCCTTCTTTATTAAAAGCACGACAACGAGCACTGCAAGCAAACCCTATTTTATCTAACGCATCTCGTAAGTATTCAATCTCCCTCCGGCTCACCTGACGCTGACCATTGGAAATCGCCTCGGCCATCTTCTCGGCCCGGGTGGCCGCAAGTGGCTTGGATCCATCCAAAGGCTCGGCCGTCAATCTCAAAAACTCGGTCATGATCTCGTCCTTTACCACCGCCAGCTCGTTGGACAGCCGGGCGTAGTAGGCGCTCATCTCGGCCCCGAGCTTCGAGATCCCATCGGGGTTGACCCCCAGCAGTATCTCCCGGGTCTCCTTGGATTCCACGATCACCTTGTAGGCTTCGAATTCTTCTCGCTTGATCATTTTCCCTTCCTCCTATTTATCGATCGGCGGGGCCGGTGTGTTTAAGCCGCCCCATTAGGGTCGCGCACCCCGCTCGATCTCTACCGGGTAAAGTATGACTCCGAGGCGTTTGGTCCCCGGACCTTGGCTCAACTCGGCTTATCCTCATATTAAACTGGTCTGGCCCGGGGTCACTTCAATCTGCTCCCGCGCCTGCTGTTGGAAATCCCCACGGTGCTGGTACTCCGGCGCGAGGCTCCCATCAAACCGGATCCCGGGGCCCTTAAAACCGAGCACCACGTTCCGGCAAACTATTGCGGTCTTCTGAATGATATAAGATTCATTAATAAATCCGTACCCTTTACTGGTGAGCCGCCAGACACCGCCCTTGTGCTTTGTCCCTTCCCCGATCACCTTCTCGGCCAGATCCCAGTAACGAAGTTTAGCGAAGTTGGTCCATTCGCTGGTGGTGAGCCCAAGCTCCTTGACCAAAACCAAGGCTCGATACCCATCGGCCGATCCACGCATTCGGGCAACTCCCACGTTAAACAACTTCTGCAGGCAATTTCGCAGTCCCCGGTTAAAACCATGTTCGTATTCGATCATCTTCGCCCCGCAGTGTTCACAAATCTTGGGATCCATCGTTTTCTCCTTTAGGGGCCGGGCAGGTGAAAAGCCTCTGCCATTAAAGGCGCCCGGCCCCGTTACATCACAGGCGAGGTGCATTGTCACCTCGCCCTCTACCCTGTTAGCGGGGTGGTTTATTGCTCCATGACAGCTGTCCGCCTCTCCACCATGCCGCGCCAAAACAACCCTTCTTCAAAGCGTCCAAGCACTTATAGTGCGGGGCCTTGGGGTTCTTGCTTTTGCCCCGGTTATCATCCATAGGACCTCCGCAGAACTGGCACTTAACCGTAACGTCCTCGGGCGTTTTCTTTTCATGCGCGGCTTCGGTGTGCTCAGACATTTCCTTAGACGCCTTCTCGGCATTCTTCAAAAACTCCTTCGCCTGCGCCGCCGGGCTCTGCCCTCCCGATTCCTTTTCCGCGGCCGCCGGATCCGGAAAGTGCTTATGATACAGGCTCTTGGCCTCCACAATCTTGGAATCGAACTCCAAAGCGGTGTCCGCTTTCACTACGACCATTACCTGCCCGTCCGCGGTCTTCAAACTCAGCATATATTTATAATCTTCGCTCATACTTTCCCCCCTTATATTTCCCGGTCCAGTGCCTTACTAATCTCCCCCTGCCCATACGCCGCTACTCCCCCCACGTAGCTGTTGGGCCGCAGGCCGGCAAACTCATCGGCGATCCGATGGGCCGCTATCCGATCAGCTTCCAGATCATCGGTGCGCGAAACCCAGACATCAATATAGACCGAAGCCCGGAACCGCCGCTCGTCCCTCGCCACGATCATGGCTTCTCCTTGGCCTTTTCCCCGGCCTGATACATTCGGGAATCCAGCATCTGCAGATCCTCGATCAAAACCTCGGTTTCGGTCCTTACTCGGCCGCTTTTATCGGACCACTTCCTGATCTGCAGTTTTCCTTCCACCGCGACCAGCTTCCCTTTCTTAAGGTACTCTCCGCAGATCTTCGCCAGATTGCCTTTCGCCACACAGTTAATAAAGTTGGCTTCCTTGCCCGTGGTTTTTATGGCGATCCTGAAGTTGGCAACCGCAGTCTCTTCTCTGGTATACCGGACCTCGGGATCCGCGACCAATCTGCCTGCTAATATGGACCTATTCAATCCACTCATGCCTTTCCTCCTTTATCAACCAGACTCGCCATATGACCAAGTGCGCACCTTATCATAAACTCCGACATCGACGTCCCCAAATGTTTCGCCGCCGCCCGGAACAACTCCTTCTGCTCATGCGACTCCGCCTGAACGATTATAAGTATCCATTCCTTTGGTTCTTTGGGCTTTGGTTTTTCCTCAGTCATCTGCTTCCGAATCTTCTCTTTATACTCCGATAACTTTTTAGCCATTCTTTCCACCTCCTCCATGCATTCATTCAACCTGCAGTAATAGTGCCATACGGTGTCATCTTGTCAAGTCCTTTCTACCATGCAATCTTCTTCCCGTTCTTAATCACTTGACTGGCTTCGGCAAAACCACAGTACCGCGTCACGATCACGTCGACATACGCGGAATCGAGCTCCATGATCCGCGCCCGGCGCCCGAGCTTCTGCGCCGCGATCAGCGTGGACCCCGACCCCCCGAAGGCGTCTAAAATGATATCCCCGGGCTGGCTGTTTTTCTTGATCGCCCGCTCGGCCAGCGCGACCGGCTTCTGCGTGGGGTGCAGATATTCCTTGGTGTTGTCCCTATGCTGGAACCAGACATCGAACTCCTCGATGAACACCTGCGACAGCCAGCGCTTAAGCGCTTCGTCGTCGTTCTTGAATTCCGAAAATACGTCCTTGAGATTGAGTATGTTCTTATTTCCCAGATGCACTTGCCCCTTCTTCCATCCCATAAGGCAGGGCTCGAAGCAGTGATGATAATCGTGCCGGGAAAGCATAAGGCTGTTCTTCAACCAGATGATCCACTGGCTGGGATAAAACCCGGCGTCCCGAAGCGCCTGCAGGTTGGGTTCGATGTTGCGCGGAGCAAACCACCAGTAGATCGACATCGAGTCGGCCGAGAATTTAAAGATGTTCCGGGCCACGGTGGTTATAAACTCGAGGTACTTTTCATTGGTCATATCATCGCTGAACATCCGGCCGTCCGGGTCGTTCTTTTTTCTGGTTCCCCGGGGATCCCGAGCCCAGAAGTGATAATCGATGTTGTAGGGCGGGTCCGTATTGCAGACCTGCGCCAGCTCCTTACCCATGAGCCGTTCGAACGCCTCCTCAGAGGTCGAGTCGCCGCAGAGCACCCGGTGCTCCCCGAGCTCGTAGAAATCCCCGACCTTCGACCGGGGCTTGGCGGGAAGCGGCGGTGCCTCATCGTCCTTGGGGCCCGGGGCCCCGTAGTTCTTTACGATCACATCGAGGTTGGGGGGTTCTCCCAGATCAACCGAGTAGTCCCCGAGATCGATCTCCATGCCCGAAACCAAACTGACCAGCCTCTCTTCGTTGTACCGGCCCACCCGGTCATTATCGGAAAGCGAGATCTCGATCATCTCCTTAAGGGTCTTGAAGTGCTTGGGAATGACCCAGACCTGCGGGATCTCGAGCTCCTGCATGGCCCGGAGCCTCATGTTACCGCCGGCCACTGCCCCCACCGGAGCGACCTTGGGGTTGGTGTTGATGATGATGGGCTTATACACCCCGTGCTTCTGTATCTGCCGCTTGAGCCGCTCCAAAGCCTTCGGAGTAACCTCCCGGGGGTTCCGGTCCCAGTTGCTTAGTTTCGATAGCGGCCAGACAGCGGTCATTGATTTATCGGGTTTCATTTATACTCCCCCTCAGTTGCTTAATGATATCCCGGGCCTCGTCCGATTCCGGGATCCGATCAGAATTTAAAAAATCTGCCTTTCCCTTATTATGTGTACCCTTCTTCTTATGTGTATCCTTAGTAGGCACCGTGTGCCTACGGTGATTGCGCTGATATGCCTGCGGCGGATGTCCTGATATGCCGTCGGCACAATATGCCTGCGGCTTCTTCATCCAGACGGTTTTGTCAAGAAGCACGTAGGTGTTATTACGAAACGACCCGTTAGTTAATCGGTCCTGCCTATTAATCTTGATCAAATTCATTCGCTGAAGGACCATTAAGGAGTCGTAGACCTGCCTCTCAGATATCCCCAGCTCTTCGGCAATCAGCCGCTTAGATGGAAAACAGGTCTGGTCTTTCCCAGCGTGCCGGCATAGAGATAGATAAACGCCCGTAGCGTAGATCCCGCAGACCTTCGCGTAGCCGTTCAGATATTCATCGTTCATCACAAAAACACGCTGTCGGGTATCTCTTATATAATCCATTCTTTATACCTCACCTTTCCCTTTACTTAAATAGCTTCGGATAATCTTCGCGCAGGATCCTCAAGGTCTCGCCCATCACATCCCAGAAATAAGACTTGACCGCGGCCTTGACCGGCTGGCCGCAGTTCTCAATCTCCATAGCGCCAAGCGCCCGTGCAATGGCTTTGCAGAAAATCCGGTTCAGTTTTTCCTCTAACGCTTCATCCATGCCCATTCCTCAAATCAATCATTGAAACCAAATTCTACTCCCCCCAAAAGAATTGTCAAGCGGAAATTAAAAAAGACCGTAGCCCCCAAGGTTCAATAATAAACCCCACCCGCCATGTCAAATAAATCCCCGGCCGGTTCATAATCCCCGGCCGGGGTTCACGTTCCGGGAAAGGCAAGGGGGGAACCCGTCCTTCACCTCGGCCCGCTATTCTCATCAATCCATTTCTGGAAACCGGGAATGTTGGTCTCCATCCGCTGGGGGTACTGCCGCTGGTACTCCCTGACGGCGTAGTCGATCTGCTCCTGATAATAATCGCCCCGGATCCTCGACATGGCGACATCCCATGAAACCCCAGCGGCCACACATCGGTCAATGATCCGGAGCAACGGCATCAAGCGTTTTTTATTTCAGCAGGCGTCTTGGCCTTCAGCCATGTCCGGCTGATCAGATACGCGATCACGCCTGAAATTGTGATAGCCGCCCCAACCAAGGTGTTGAGCGATTGGACCAAAGCATCCTTGGACGCGGGATTTACGATCCCGATCATGGTAAGAAGCCCGATGATCGTGTTAACGATCACTGCCCAAAATTCCGTAGTCGCGATACCGGGTTTAGGTTCGTTCATTTTTTCTCACCTCCTTATAATCATCATGGTTAAAACACCACCATCTTCCACATGACCGGCAATAAAGGCCAATGCTCTCGCAGTAAGCTTTTTTATCTTCCTTCAACTTGGGGTCCGCGACCACGCTGACATGGGCCTCCTTAAGATCCAGCGCCGCCCGGGCTTCCTCGATCGAAGGTATCTCGTTCATCCCAGCCCGTTCAGCCATTCCCCGATCCTGCCCAGTAAAGTCTCCCACAGTCCCCTCCAGCTCAAGGAATTTGAGGCTGGTGCGACCGGGACCCCTTCCTTGGGCAATGCCGCCAGCTTGGCGCTTGCTTGCGCTGTAGGGGCTTCCTCTACGTCTGGGGGCCTTGCGGGGTAGATTGGGATATTTATTATTCGGTAATTTATAACCTTCCAATGATTTTCTTTAATTGTGCCAGTCCACGGATCCATTATTCTTGACATTTTAATCCCCATGATATATAATAATCATTATGAAACAAACTAAAAAATGCCTGGGTTGCGGTAAAAAGATGACAAGAAAAGAATGGCCGGATAGAAAACCACCTCAAAGAAAGATTGAATCTAATTGGCATTTTAATCGCAGAACATATTGTAGCAGTAAATGTGCCTGTAATTCGAAAGAATGGAGAGAAAAAACGAGTAAACGCAACAGCTATGATAAAAATCCTGCTTGGAAGGGAGGCCGTGTAATATGGGCAGGGGGATATATTATGATCAAAAATCGCGAACATCCCTTTACTACGAAGTCGGGATATATTCCTGAGCATCGGCTTGTTATGGAGAAATTTCTTGGTCGATATTTGAAAAAGGGCGAATCGACCCATCATATTAATGGAATCCGAGATGATAATCGAATTGAAAATCTCGAACTTAGAACAAACCTTAAAAACCATCAAGGAAGAATAATTTGCCCATATTGTAAAAAAGGATTTAATCCCTCGCTTTATAAGCATATTTAATTTCCCCCCAACCAAACCACAAAGTGACTCTGAATCCCCGGTGCCGGACTATAATCAATCTCGGCAATACAAATCCTCATCGGATTTTTTTTAACTTCTTGGTATGAATATCCGAGGACTTTTGCGGCCTTCAAATTATCAAGTAATCCATCTAAGTCAAAACAATCATTTTTATTTAGAACTTCTAAAACCTCATCCGGAGATCTTTCGAGTATGCTTGAAATCGCAACTACATAGCACCCCTCCCTGCCCATCGTCAGACCCGATTTTCCCAGCAGTAAGTCTTTCCAGCGCGGATCCCGTTGGCTCCAGATCTTCATAATACGTTACCCCCTTACGTCGGCGTTATTATATCACCTGAATACAATAAGTTGATCAGATTGTTCTTGGCGGTCGTGACCGCAGACGTATCTTTGCTGATTGAAACCGACAGCGGAGTAGACCCGCTCTGCACCGTGGTTAGCGAAGGCGAGGCACCGATTGAATTGATTGACGAGATCACCGCGTCGCAGAACGCCTGCAGGAGCGTAAGCAGGTCGGTCGTCCCGTTCTTAATGGCCGCCCGGTTGTTCTTGATCGAGATCTGGGTGGCATCCCGGTAGAGCCCGGCCGCCAGATAGTCCGGCCGGTCGACCGGATTGGTCAGCGGCCGGAACCCCACGATCGCGAAACCATCGGCCGCGCTATGGACCCGGCGGCTGTTCGGCGGCTGTGCGGATCCCGTAGCAAACCAATTGTCGATATCCCGATCACCGAAAACCACCAGACACGGATCCCCGGCCGTGATCGGCAGATTGATCCCCGCAAGCCCACCGGATAACTGCAGGACCGGAACGTCTACCAACCCGGCATAAGGCTTGATATCCCCGGTCTTCTCATTTACAGTCTTTATCATTACCGAAACGGTGGCCGTGGTGAGCGCGGGGTCGTAGGTCTCGATCCGTCCGGGAAGCGCGCAAAACAGATTACGAACCACCTCATCAGCCTTCTTATTCAAGAGATCTCCAAGGCTGATTGCGACAGTATTCTTTTCCATTATAACGCTCCCGGCAGTGACACGAATACCGGCGCTCGTGTTAACTTTATGAGCGAAACCGTGGTTATGGTCTGGGCGTCATGGGTACCGGAAATGATCCCAGCGTGCTTAATACCCAAAACCTTATAATTCCCATCATAGTTGCCGCGTGAAGTAGTTTTATTCCCCAAGGCCGTCAAACCTTGAGCACGTGATCCTTCGGCGGTCTCAACTTGGATGTATTGGCCGACTATTATTTCAGGGGTAAACATCAATGTCGCTATTACGACGTTGTTGGCTTTTATCGGAACATTAATCATTCCCGTTTCCGGACTAATTTTTCTAATGTTTGGGTTGTCTATTACTTCCCAATCCTTAATGGCGATGGGTATGCCCAGATCAGAGTACCAGTTCCCGTTCGTTACATCATGAAGCAGTTTTAATGTGTTGCCCTGTAATGTTACCCCCCGGATATTTCCCAAAGGCTCATCAAACCCCGGCCCGATAATACCGGGCCCGGACCCAATATCATTATGAAGCCATTCGATAATCTCTTTCTTATTCCTTCCCGCCGCTAAAGTTCGCGCTGACTGGCTGGCATATTGGCTGACGGAAAGGTCAAGGCATTCGAGCTCGGTAATGAATTCCGGCCCCCGGCGGGTTGAATGCCCGTAATGAAGCTGTCCATTAAATAGCATCGACAATCCCTTCCCATCATGCTCATACCCCCCGTAAAACTGAACATTGCCCGGGCGATTGGTTCCGATCGACCCATCGGGAAGTTTGAAGTTTGTATTTACTGGGATTGAAGGCTCCCACTCTTCAAAACGATCCCTGAATATCTTTCCACGCGTGGTTGCGGAAAGATTATAGATTTTGAAGTTGGCATCTGAGGACTGTGCCCAGACGTTACGCTCGATGTTAAATTCTACCGACATCGGTGGCCGGACAATAAAGTAATCAAGGGAATCATGTTCCTGTACCCAAAGCTCATATATCTTGTTAAGCTTCGGCATCTTTTTGCACCGACAGGAATTTTTCATAATTCCCCGTTTCTTCCGCACTGGTAACCATCAGGCAACACCGGCCAGACTGGAAATCACTGATGTAATAGGGATCTGTCCCATCTACTGCAAAACAGGCGAGCCCGAAGGGGAAGATGTTTTTCCACTGCCGTAACAGGCTTGGGCTTGAACATACTCTTCGATTGGTGATCACCGTATTCCCATAGGTCAAGTCCATGACCCATCCCTGCGAATTCGAACTATATCGCAAGGCGAGCTGGGCTACGTCCCCGCTATTGGGAACCGTCAGGCTAAAAGCCTGTTTGGGATCAGTGGTGATATTTTGAATTTTATACATTTATAAATATCCTTGAATGTTATTCAGGTCCGGATCCAACTGATAGGCCATTGCTCCTTTTACCGGACCGCTGGGCATCGAATTGAAAGGCGCAGTCGCCAAACTCAATACCTCCATCCCCATCACCTTGCCTTTGTCGATAATGCTTGAGATCATTTCCCCTGCCCGACCAAAAGCATTGGCCGAAAATTCCTCAACATGGGCAAACTGTAACTGCTTGAGCGACACGCTGATATCAGACCATTCCTTGGTCTTCCCGTCCTGTTCCATCACGACCGAAGTGATCGCCATATTATCAAGATACCCCCAAGGAGTCTCAACGGTCACAACCGATCGATCTCGGAACATCCCCATGAGCTTGGAAAATGCCTGCTCCTGAACCGTGTTCCCGGTGGACCAGACGCTGACGGTCTCCAGCAGGTTCTGGGTTTTTTTAATGGCATTATTGGCATCTGTCACGAAATTTTGGACACCATTGAGCGCCTTCTGGACACTCTGAATGGCCGAGATCGATCGCTCCGGGAGGTACTCGGATATCACAGAGAGTTTGTTCTGGATCGTATTCAGCGCGCCGGGAAGCCCGACTTCGACCTCGTTCTTGATCTCCCCCATGAAGCCCGAAAGCGTTATGGTCAGGGGCTTCAGCGCGATGTGATCATTAACATAGCTGTTATCCTCAACCACATAATCCGTGATATCTGCCCGAAGCTCTATCCGATCATCGGTCTTGACGTTAAAAACGAAGCCCGAAATCCCCCGGGCTGTACCCGGCTGGACGATGAAGCGGTTGGCCTGCTGGTCGATCCATGACTGAAAATCGGTTATCTGCCCGACCGCTCTTTGAAGGACATCATTTATGCTCATGGATTATATCTTCCCAGCCGCATTGTTGATCACTTTTTCTATCGCCTTGGCCGCGATATCCCCGGTCTCCTTGGGATCCCCGGACCCTGTAATGTACTGAGTGATCGTGATTCCCCCAGCCGGTTGAGGCGCAAAGCTGTAAGGGGTTAAATTCATTCCGGGCTCCCTTCCCTGCCATGATTTTATGGCGTTACCTAATCCAAAAACCTGATCTCCCAGCCATCCTTCTCCTAAGTTGGTCCCCAGCCCGAAGCCCTTGCTGATCAATCCACCTTTCCCGCTCATAAAATTATGGAGCTTGTCCTGCCACGAACCCTTCCCCACAGTGAAATTATTCAGCTCATTCAGCGCATCGATGATCAGGGTAAGGATCACGAACTCGGGGTGCAGGAGCGCCAAAGACCCCACCAGCGCTACTACAGCCGCGTTCCAGCCCCCAGTGGCGTTCGCAATACGGTTGATCTCATCTATTGCCCCCTTGGTCTCCCCGGCGATCTTTTTGGTCCAGCTCCCGATATCCTCGATTGTCTTGGTCATGTTGCCCCGATTATCATTGAACCATTTGTTAAAGCCTTTAAGGGTCTCCTCCATGCTGGGAGCAAACTGTGCGGAAAGTTGGGTGAACACCTTGGTGATGTTCTCGCCAGTCTCCCGTAGCGCGGCGTTGAATTTTAACAGGCTCTCCATTTCTCGGGGGGTGATGATCGATTCGCGGTTGGACAGCTTGTCGAATTCCTTATTCGATAATTGCAGGAGCTTTACCATCTCAGTCGACAATCCTATCCGGCCAATCCAGTAGGAAAAATCCTGCGGAGAATATGCCCCACTGGCCTTAATTTCCCGCAATTGTTTTAGTACGCCCCAAGCATCTTGACCAACGTTCACTCCCATCTTGACGAATGCCGAGGCATTCCCTCCCCCGTAGCGGACTGCGGCCAACTGCGTATTGAGCGCCACGATCGATCCCGTGACCGTATCAGCGGTAACCCCCACACTCTCGCCCACGTGTTGCCACAGCTGTAGGGTCTGAGCGGAGAGCCCGGTCTGGGCCTCGAAGTGCGATAACGCCAGCGCGGTATTCAGGGCCTTGTCAAACATGGCACCGAAGGCAATCGAGGTACCCGTGGCGGTGGCCGCGATATTCAGCAGGGAATTCTTCCCCTCGTTCAGTAGGTTGGTAAAGTCCTTGAGCTTCTGCTCATCGGTAACAACACCAATGTAGGCGAATAATTCGGCGATCTTCATTGTATAACCCCTATAACCATGCTCATATTATATCACTTCTTGCTGGGGTCGTTGAGGTAAAGATATGCTCGTTCGTAATCATTCCTGAACTCCTCGTAGGCCAACATGATCACCACGATATCTGCGCGCATAGATAAGATCTCCTCCGGGGTGCCGTAACCTGAGCGAGCCAGCCTGACAGCGGATACGATCTTATCGTCGGCTTTTATTTCGACGCCGGGGAGCTTGTCGTCCCGCGGGATGTGTCCTCTGACCCGGATAACAGGTGGCTCACGAAAGGGTTTAGGTTCTGCGCCATGACCTCGGAAGCGACCGGCAGGAAATCGCACCGGCGATCTTCGGGCTCAAACGTCGCCCGGGAGATCTTCTCAATGGTTCCATTGACCGGAGTGTACGTAGCCCGTTCCATGCACTTATAAATTAGGCGGTCGACCTCGGGGTCTATAAGGATGTCTACGTTCTCGATCTGCCGACCGTCCTGTTGGGTGACGCGCCGGACCGCCCTTAAGAGGTCAACACACGTGGAATAATCGCTGATCGTAAGCTCGACCCGGGCGCCGGACGGCGCCGTGAAGTTAAACATATTCCCCCCTTTTTATTATGCTATCGACCGAGGACCATTGCTGAACGAGAGGTCGTACTGGACCACGGCTTGCTCGGTATCGCCTTCAACGTTCTCCTTGGCGATCGGGATCTTGGTAAAGATACCGCCCGAGAGATCATAAACCACCGAGCTCCTGTTGCCCGCGCCGTCTCCCACGGTCTTTATGAACTGGCCGGTCATGAGCGTAAAACCAGATGGGTCCTTGATCCACGAAGCCAGCAGGGTCTGCAGAAATTTGTCATCAGTCGATCCCGCGATCAACCGGACCTTGACCTTGACATTTTGCCCGGTGGCGTTGAAAGCGAAAATACTGTTTCCATTCTTTCCGGTCTTTACCACACCCAAATCGTTAGGGTACTCCAGCGTCACCGTGTCCCCCGGGGCGAGATCCGAAAAAATGTTTTCATTGATCTTGATGACATCCGCGCCCGTTAATGCTTGTATCATGATTTATCCTCCCTTAGTTAACCTGAACGATGACATCGGAGTGGTGAATGGCCCCAGATTCTTTCACAGCAATTTGACATAAGGGCGCCTTGCGGGCCGTCCGAAGCGCGACCGATTGCTGAACGATCGGCTGGCTGTAAATATAGTACCCGGTGTCAATGATATTCCGGCGCAGATCATCAGGGTTGCCGAAGGTCGTAGGACTCGTCCACGCCAGCCCCGAAGCCAGATACCCGTTCGAGATCCCCTGCCTGCAGACCGAAGCGTACGCCCCCTTAAGCCCGCTCATTCCGGGTTCAGTCTGGGGGATCTTGGTGTTGGTGGTCGCAAGGTAATTAAACCCGGCTACCTGCAGGGCCAGTTTCAACCAGAGCTGACCGTAGACCTGATCACTGTACTGATTCCCGCCGAAGCTCATGACCGCTGAATTCCCGGCAATCGATACATAGATATCAAATCCGTAGTTCTCGGCTTTCAGCAGAATTGCGTCCGTGGCCGCGTCAGGATCCGGAGTGATCCCGGCCAGCGTCTTGAGATTCATAGTGCACATGGTGTTGGACCCGTTGAAATTGATCCCCATTAGGCGGGAAGCGTATGCCGCGACTGCGACCCGGGCATCCTCGGCTCCAAGGGAATAATAAAAACTGCGGGTATGGGTGAGGGTTCCTTCCCCGATCAGTTTGAAAATGGTCTCTATCTCGCCCGAATCGGACCGGCCCACGAATAAAAGCTTATCCTGCGTCTGGACATATTCGGCCAGATTAAGCAGGTCATCAACGCTTACGGTCGCGGCGATCAGGATCCCAAGGTAAAACACATCGCCCTTGGTCCGCTCGATCGCGTCCACGATATTCTCGGTCGTGCTTCCTGCCTGTCCGTTAACGATCCGGACATTCCCTGCCCCGTTAAGATAGGCGGCCCCGGAGATATCCGTGGTTCCGGTGCTGTCCGGAGATGAAAGCTTCGAGATCTTGGAAGTCGCCCCGGTAGAATTTGAGGTAAATAAGAACCCGCCCTTATTCCCGTTGGCGTTTGCGTCATAGGTACAGACGGCTCCCGTTAAACCTCCACTGATCACGGTTGCTACCCCAGCCATATCCGCGGCGTCGCTGAAATCCAGCCCACCATCTCCGGAAACTTCGACCTCTGCGCCGTCGATTGACACCCGGAAAGCGCCGTTCTCGATCAGATTAAATGCGGCCAGCGTGCCGGGCTCTCCCGTAAGCATAGTCCCATGGGTGGGGTTAGCTACGGTTTCAAGGGGTATAATTGCAAGATATCCGTTGCCCGTTAGTATATTAGGTGACTGCGAAAAGACCGTTACGGCCTGAGCGTAGGTTTCGGAGCTTGATCCGAAATCTACGGCGACATCATCGGGAGAGGTATAAACCTTGTAACCATCGGCAAAAGCCACGCCCGGAGCCTCGCTGGTGAACATCCCCAAAGCATTAACATTGAAATCCGACATCCCCACCGGCGTAGATAATAGGGTCACATTTATAATCTTACTGAGATCAACTTCCATTGTAATACCCCCTTATGAATCGCTATGGATAGTATAACACTACGCTATATTAAATGACAACTCTTTTTCAAGTTATCGGCGGCCCAAAGCGGCTGGAGATTGGTGTAGTGGAAGCAGATCAACTGTTGCTTAGGGTCAATAAGATCAAAGCTCGCACAGGGCTTAATATGGTCGATGTGGATCCGGCCTTGCATAAATGCTTCCCAAGACATCCCCTCGGTGAACTTTTCCTCGAAATATCTCTTAAAGTAATTATATGAACAACCCAATAATCTGCGGGTTGATATTGACTTGGCAGTAAAAGCAGTTCTTATTGCAGTGCTGATTCTCCCCCTTAATCTACAAGCTATGTTAAACTGGATGTTGTTTTTCATTCGCTTCCGCTGGCTCTTTCGGGCCACTTCTCGAAACTTTTCCGGGTGTCTTTTCACCCAACGGTATACTATCTCGTTCTTATTCTTCCGCCTGCATTCTTCGGAACACTTATTTTGCCGCAGATGCGGAGTGAAATTGTTGCCGCAAATGATGCACTTCCGCACTCGTTTTATCTTTTCCCGGGGGTGCGCCTTATAGTAAGATTTGAGGTACTTCCGATAGTGCTTTTTCCGGCATCGGGTTGAGCAACGCAAACGTCGCAACCCATTAGGGTTCTTCCTCTTGAATGGCTTCCCGCAAACGTCACACTTGAATTGCTTCCAGACCATGGGTCATTGTCGCATAAACCGGAGCGAAATTGCAGTCTATTTAATTATAATCAGCTGTGAAGTCAAACTGCGTAAAGTAGTCAATATCTTTCTGTTTTGTATATCGGACGTGCAGGATGATGGCGGCCCGGTACCGATTGATCCGGCCCGCACCCTCGTTCTCCGATACGTCTACGAATGACATCGAATAAGAAAATACCCGGAAGCCATTCGCTTCCTGCTGTTGCTGGCTGTACATAGAGCTGAGTGCCATGAGCACCTCTTCCTTCCTTGTCCGGGCCTCATCGTTGCGGCTCATAATATCGATTCCAAGCTCCCTCTGCATGATCAGTTCCTGAACGTCCTTATTGGTTACAGGATCGAATTGGCTCTTTGCCGCGATCACCTTGCCCGGGATCTCAGAGATGATCAGGAATAAATAGTCATAAGTCGGGAGCACAAAGTTCTGGTTGTAAATGAACACCCGATGATCGTTGGGATTCTCGGACGCCGGGTCGGTCGGCGCCAGATCCATCTCGGTCTCAAGGATCTTCGACACCACTTTTAGATATTCATTGCCTTGGTTTTCATTGCTCATATTGAATGCTCCGTATAATCTTCAAGGACATCGAAGCGGTAAAACCCCGCCTGCCCCCAGTCACTCGACCGTATCACCTTAAATCTTACACCCTTAAAGTCCTCAATGATATCCCCGTTGCTGATATCGTAGTCGGTCCGGGTAAAGAGCGTCCACCACTTCCAATTTCTCTGGCCCTCGGGCTTGAAATATAGGTCCCGTGACTGCATTGGCTGAAAAACACCTTCGAAAGGATATACAGTTTCAGTCTTTACATTCTCGTAGTCCACGATCGTATCGGTGACCTTGCGGAACTGCATAGTATTGGTCCACCCGGCCAGCGCGCCGTCCATCCGGGGGAAAGGACCAACCCGTCCATCAGAGGCGTTTGTTATGTTTCTCATTCCCCCACCTTCACTACTTTAGACATAATTGAACTCCGTAAAAAACCCTGATCAATCAATATCGCATCTGATTTTTTACGCTTTTCTGTAGCAGGTGCGATTGGCGCCCAAGACCCAAATCCCCCGGTAGCAAAAGCATCTTCGATCACCCCTTCCGCAATATGCCCGACCGTTTGCAGGAACGGTTTAATTCCTTGGAATAAATGATCGCCGATCCTATTTTGTATCTCCTTTACTATTTCCCCCTGTTTCTTGCGAAGCGGCATACGAATGAACGAGCGTTCAGGGATATGTTTTATGTACGATCCGAACTCATGTACCAATCCAATCCCGGCATTCGTTACATCCTTACCGCTTCCCGCTCGGGCATTGTGATCAGCCAAGATTCCCACCTTGACCGCCAGACCGTTGGCTTCCGCGAAGGTTGCTACCAGCTGGTTAAGCTTCTTAAGGTCAGTCGTTACTCGTACAGTTTTATCTGCCATTAGTAAAGCGTTGCTCCTGCCGCGATCCCCGGCCGCCCGGTGACTCTCGGGATAACGTAGCTGAGATATTTGAGCCCGTAAGCGGTCTGCGCGAAAAATGCGAAGTTGGGATCCGTGCGGAACGCCTCCGGAAGCTGATAGCTCACACTGACCCCGCCTACTGACTTCGAGCTGACCAATCCCTCAGAACGGTTGTCCAGCCCGGACTCCGCCATTCGGATATCCATGACCAGAAAATGAGCCGAGCAATAAAAGTAAGCGTCGACCACCGACCGGGAAGTGTCAAATATGTCAGCGTTGACGTTCTGCAGGGCCTGATCAAACGCCTTGTCAATATCAGAATCCAGTACGTATACGCTCGCGCTGATATTAACGGCTTCCCACTTTGTGGGATCGCTTCCGGGGAGTACTCCCTGCACGCTATCGGCCAGACATTTATAAAACGCCGAAACACAAACCACATCATCTAAGAAATAAGTCTTCGTGCTTACGTACTCCGGCAGATACTTAAAATCCCGGGTAAAATATGCCTGAAAATCCGAAGGCTCCTGCGCCGCCAGCAGGGCGTCGTAATCCCCATCGTCCGGCACTGGAGTCGGCGCTACCCGGGCGGGATCCACCTCGACGCGCTCGGTCCAGCCTGCGGGGTTATATGTGGCCTGTGCAATGAATAGGGTCCACGACCCGGCCCGATCGGGAGTGAAATGCGCTTGATATCCGCCCCGGGTGAGATGAGATACCGTTACCCCCACGCTTCCGATCAGCACCCCATCGATATAAAGCGTCTTGGTAAAGTCAGCATTGATCAGGGTCTCGACCTTGTTCCCGTTCTCATCGAATACGAACATCTGCCCGCTATAATATATCTGCCCTGTTATATTCATAATTGCTCCTTAATTAGTCTCGTAGAATCCAGTAACGAAACAATAATCCCCCGCTGTCCAAGTCCCCGGTACGGTGGCCGTTATAACCCCCAAATAAATATATGTTGCGTCGCATTTTATTCTCCTTATAATTCATAATTAAATGACATCCAGATATTTCGGTTCGCGTTGTTTTGTAAAAGACCGCCGAAATACTGAATAGCCGTTGTATTAGTTGCTCCCATAGACCGCAATTCAATTGTGGCGTAATTAGCAGAAAGATGACCATAGAGATAATAAGCAGATGTTCCATTGGCCGCATAACCAACAGAAGGGGAAAGCTGTGTTTCGTTTTCACTGGCCGCTACTGGTAGCGCGACTTGAATTTCACCTGTCCCCGCCCCTTCATT